GGTGGCTTATGTGAAAACTTTCTTCGCCGACGCAGGCGTCGTAGCAGCTCTTAAAGCCGGTTACGCGCCCACTTAAAGTGAAGTAAAATCATGGAACACTCAACTTTGGATCAGCAATTGATCAAAGTCGTTGTCGCGCTATGTGATAACGTGGGTACAGATGTCTCAAGGCTTGTTCGTAAGAACGTGACCGAAGGTCGTCTGAAGGATCTAGTTTCAATGACCGTTGATCCAGCTGGTTACTCATGCGCCAAGCTATTCCGTAAGGACTACGCTTGTGTGGAGTTTCTTCGAAAGTGTCAGCTTCACATTCCTGGTGTAAACCGGAAGGAAAAAGCGATCGACAATTTCTGGAGCTCTGAACATGATTGCGCCCGAACTAATGCTGTTTTCTCACGCGCCCTACACAACAGTCCTAAAGACTTAGTAGAAATGCAGATCTTCGAGAAGCTCGAAGGTGCACGTGCGTGGATTGCAAAAGTGTTAGGACCCCTTCCAAGGGATCTTTCGGGTCGCTTCGGACCAGGTTCAACCATGAACGACAAGGGAAAACTCACAGCGATCCCTGATAAAATGTCATCTCGTCCGACTGTCACCGCTGAAGCGGAATGCCTTTTAGCATTCTGGACCGACACCGCATGGTATCGGGCTTTACGTGACGATAATCGATCGACTCTGCCTGAGGTTGTTCGAGGAAACCGCTTTACAACGGTGCCCAAAGACGCTTTAAAGGACAGAGGCATTTGTATTGAGCCGTCAATCAATGTATTCTTTCAACTTGCAGTTGGAAGGATCTTAAAGTCACGCCTCTTAAAGGCGGGGCTTGATTTGATGAACGCTCAGCAGGTGCATCGTCAGTGGGCTTGTCAGGCTTCTCGGGATGGGAAGCATGCGACCATTGATCTTTCGAACGCATCCGATACTGTTGCACTGAGACTAGTTGAATGGCTTCTGCCTTCCGATTGGTTTTCGCTTCTGAAATGTTTACGCTCCCCGACGACTCAAATCGCCGGAAAAACAGTGTACCTTCAGAAGTTTAGTTCTATGGGTAACGGGTTCACATTTGAACTCGAAACTCTGATCTTTGCCGCCTTGTGTTCTGCAATGAACGGCGGTAAAGTAGGAACTGATTTCTCAGTCTTCGGCGATGACATCATTGTCAAAACCGAATGTGCACCAGACGTGTTGGCAGCCTTACGTTTTTGCGGGTTTACTCCTAATGAACGAAAAACGTTCGTGACGGGAAAATTTCGCGAATCGTGCGGCGGTGATTACTTTGATGGCGTAGCCGTGAGGCCTTACCACTTAAAGGAATTACCATATGAACCCCAACACTGGATATCGATGGCTAACGGAATTCGTCGATTGGGTCACGAAGACTCTGTTGATTATTTCCGCTGGAGTTTTGCTTTCACTGCTTGG